GGACTGAGGAGAACCGCGCGCACCTTGCGCCGGGCTTCATCGAATACCTCACCGCCCGCTATGGCGGCACGCGGCTCGGCCGGCAGGAACTCGACGGCGAGATCGTCGAGGACCGCGAGGATGCGCTCTGGCGGCGCGCCGACCTTGAGGCGCACCGCCGCGCCCCGCCGAAGGAGCTGCGCCGCATCGTCGTCGCGGTCGACCCGCCGGCGGGCTCGGGCGCCGCCTCGGTCTGCGGCATCGTCGCGGCAGGCGTGGACGGGGCGGGCAATTACTTCGTGCTGGCCGACCGCTCGGTGGAGCAGGCGAGCCCCATGAAATGGGCCTCCGCGGCGATCGCCCTCTTCAAGGCGCTGGAGGCCGACTGCATCGTGGCGGAGGTGAACCAGGGCGGCGAGATGGTGCAAAGCGTCATCCACGGGCTCGACCCTTCGGTGCCCGTGCGCGCCGTCAGGGCAAATCGCGGCAAGTGGCTGCGGGCCGAGCCGGTGGCGATGCTTTACGAGCGCGGCCTCGTGTTCCATGCGGGGGCGTTCCCGCAGCTCGAGGATGAAATGTGCGCCTTCGGGCCGGACGGGCAAGCCCAAGGCCGCTCGCCCGACCGGCTCGACGCGCTGGTCTGGGCGCTGGGCGATCTGGCGCAGGGCGCCGGCAAGGAACCGCGCATCCGCAGGATGTGAGGCGGGGAAAGGAAACCGATGAACCGAATGTTCGACTGGCTCCGGCGCACGCGCGCCGGGCAACGGCACGGCATTGCCCGCGAGGCGAAGTCGGGCTTTCCGCTGATCGCCTTCCAGGGCCCTGGCGAGGCCGTCTGGACGGGCGGGGGCAGGGGCGCGCTGGCGGCGGAAGGCTTTGCCCGCAACCCCGTGGTCTACCGCTGCGTGCGCATGATCGGCGAGGCTGCCGCCTCCCTGCCGCTGCTGCTCTACGACGGCGAGGCGGAGCTTGCGGTCCATCCGCTGCTCGACCTTCTTGCCGCGCCCAATCCGCGCCAGTCGCGCCAGGCATTCATGGAAGCGCTCTATGGCCACCTGATGGTCAGCGGCAATGCCTATGTCCAGCCGCTGGCGCTGGACGGCGCGCCGCGCGAGTTGCACCTGCTGAGTCCCGACCGGGTGGAGCCCGTCGCCGACGAAAGCGGCTGGCCTTTTGCTTATGATTACACCGCGGGCAACCGCCGCCAGCGCATCGATGCGGGCGAGGACGGGCGCAATCTTCTGCACCTGGCGCTGTTCAATCCGGGCAGCGACCATGAGGGCCTGCCGCCGCTTGCCGCCGCGCACATGGCGCTCGACATCCACAATGCCGCGAGCCGCTGGAACAAGGCGCTGCTCGACAACTCGGCCCGGCCATCCGGCGCGCTGGTCTACACTTCCGCCGAAGGCATGAACCTGACGCAGGACCAGTTCGAGCGGCTGAAGACCGAGCTGGAGCAGGGCTATTCCGGCGCGGGGCGCGCAGGCCGGCCGATGCTGCTGGAAGGCGGGCTCGACTGGAAGGCGATGGCCTATTCGCCGCGCGACATGGACTTCATCGAGGCGCGCAATGGCGCGGCGCGCGACATCGCGCTCGCCTTCGGCGTGCCGCCCATGCTGCTCGGCATTCCGGGCGACAACACCTATTCGAACTACCAGGAAGCCAACCGCGTGTTCTGGCGCCAGACGATCCTGCCGCTGGCGACGCGTGTCGTGCATTCGCTGGGCGGCTGGCTGGCGATGCTGGCGGCAGGGCAGGGCGAGCGGCTGCGCCTCGACATCGACCGCGACGCGATCGAGGCGCTCAGCCCCGACCGGGAGGCGCTGTGGAAGCGCGTCGGCGAGGCCGCTTTCCTGACCACGGACGAAAAACGTTCGGCGGTGGGCTACGGCCCGGCCGAACCCGGCTTTGGCGGAACAGGCCCCGGAGATGAATGACATGCCGATCGGAAACCACTGGGACATCCCGCCCGACCTTCTTGCCCGGATAATCGGGGCGGTGTCGGGCTCGGCGGTCTCGCTCGCCTATCTCCTGCCGAAAGGCCGGCGCGAGGCGGCGCTTCGCTTCTTCACCGGCCTTGCCTGCGGCATGGTGTTCGGCGGCCCGGCCGGCATTCACATCGCGGACTGGCTCGGCATGGACGGCAGGCTGGCAAGCTTCGAGATCGTGATGTCGGGCGCCGCCGCAACCAGCCTTTGCGCCTGGTGGGCGCTCGGCATTCTCTCCCGCATGGCGGCGAGCTTCCCGGCAAGCCGCGCCTGAACCCCTAGGAAAATCGCGACCATGGACAACGCCGCCTTGATGAGGCTGCGCGAGACGAAACTCGCGCCCGCAGAACTCGAACGCATCACGCTGGATGGCAGCTTCACGGGCTATGCCAGCCTGTTCGGCGAAATCGACCTCGGCAATGACGTGATCATGCCGGGGGCGTTTGCCGGCTCGCTGGCCCGGCGCGGCGCGGCCGGCATCCGCATGCTGTTCCAGCATGACCCCGACACGCCGATCGGCGTGTGGTCGGCGGTCGAGGAGGACAAGCAGGGCCTGCGCGTCACCGGGCGCATCGCCACGGCGACCGCCAAGGGACGCGAAATCCTCGAACTGATGCGGGCCGGCGCGATCGACGGGCTTTCCATCGGCTTTCGCACGGTCCGCTCGCGCATCGATCGCAAGTCCGGCGCGCGGCAGATCGTCGAGGCCGACCTTTGGGAAATCTCGGTCGTGACCTTTCCGATGCAGCCTGGCGCGCGCGTCGAGACGGTCAAGTCCGCCGGCGCAGGCAGGCTGCCGAGCGTCAGGGAATTCGAGCGCTGGCTCACGCGGGATGCGGGGCTGACGCGGGGCGAGGCCCGAACGGTGATTGCCAAGGGCTTCGTCCACCTTGCCGGCGAGCGGGACGCCGCCGGCGCGCAACCGGGCCTTGCGGCGCGCATCCGCTCCGCCGCCGGCCTGATCAGCAACCTCTCCACAAGGAATCCGCAATGAGCAGAAGCATCAAGAATGTCGAGACCGGCAACGCGCAGGAAGTGGCCGAGGCCTTCGACGAGTTCATGACCGCGTTCGAAGCCTTCAAGCAGGCCAATGACGAACGCCTGGCGCAGATCGAGAACCGCGTCTCGCCGGACGTCGTGACCACCGAGAAGATGGAGCGCATCAACCGCGCCGTCGAGGAACAGAAGCACCTGATGGACCAGATGATCCTCAAGAGCCGCCGTCCGGCGCTCGACGGATCGAAGCTCGTCACGCTGGCGCAGGTGGAGCACAAGCAGGCCTTCGCCTCCTATGTGCGCCATGGCCAGGAAAACGGCCTCAAGCGCTTCGAGCAGAAGGCGATGTCCTACGGCTCCGATCCCGATGGCGGTTACCTCGTTCCCGACGAGACCGCAGCTGAGATCGGCCGCAGGCTGGCGCTGATCTCGCCGCTGCGCTCGATCTCGGGCGTGCGCACCGTCTCGTCGGCCGTCTTCAAGAAGCCCTTCGCGGTGACCGGGCCGGCGACCGGCTGGGTTGCCGAGACGGACCTTCGCCCGCAGACCGCTTCGCCGCAGCTTTCCGAGCTGCAGTTCCCGACCATGGAACTCTACGCCATGCCGGCGGCGACCTCGACCTTGCTCGAGGACAGCGCCATCGACATCGACGCCTGGATCGCCGGCGAGGTGGAGGCAGCCTTCGCGGAGCAGGAAAGCGCCGCTTTCGTGAAGGGCGACGGCGTGAACAAGCCGCGCGGCTTCCTCACCCACAACACGGTGGAGGAGTCGGCCTGGAGCTGGGGCAATCTCGGCTATGTCGCCACCGGCGCGAGCGGCGCCTTCGCCGCATCCGATGCCTCCGACGTGCTGATCGAGACGATCTACGCGCTGAAGGCGGGCTATCGCCAGAATGCGAGCTGGGTGACCAACCGCAAGACGCAGGCGGAAATCCGCAAGCTCAAGGATGCCGACGGCAACTATCTGTGGCAGCCGCCCGCCGCCGCCGGCGAGAAGGCCATGCTCATGGGCTTTCCGGTCGTGGAGGCCGAGGACATGCCCGACATCGCCGCCAACTCGCTGTCGCTCGCCTTCGGCGATTTCCAGCGCGGCTACCTCATCGTCGACCGCGCCGGCGTGCGCGTGCTGCGCGATCCCTACTCCGCCAAGCCCTACGTGCTCTTCTACACCACGAAGCGCGTGGGCGGCGGCGTCCAGGATTTCGACGCGATCAAGCTCGTCAAGTTCGGCACGGCGTAAGCGGCGTCCCCTCCCGCTGCGGCGCGAATATTCCGCGCCTGCCTGCCGACATGCGGTCCCGCTCCCCCTCCCGGGCGGGGCCGCTCCCTTTTTCCGAACCGATGGAGAGATCATGGCGAAGGCACTTATCGTTCCGCCCGCCGGCCTGCCGGTGACCCTGGCGCAGGTGAAGCAACACCTGCGAATCGATACGGCCGACGAGGACGCCTACCTGCTGGAGTTGGCCGCTTCCGCGACCGCGGCAGTCGAGGCGGCTTGCGGCAAGGCTCTGCTTTCGCAGACCTGGCGGGTCTATCTCGACGAACTTCCTGCCTGCGCCCTAATGGAGCTGCCGGTCTCCCCGGTTCTGTCGGTCGCTGCCGTCACTGCCTATGGCGCTGACGGCAATCCGTCCGCTGTCAGTCCGACGGCTTTCCGGCTGGACCGTGTCAGCGATCCGGCGCGGCTTCTTTTCGTCACCCGCCCCGATGCGCCCAACGGCATCGAGATCGATGTGGTCGCCGGCTATGGCGAGGCAGGCGCGGACGTGCCGGACCAGCTTGTCCGCGCCATCCTGGTCTTGTGCGCGCACTGGCATGCTTTCCGCGGCTCGGCCAACGACGCTGCGCTGATGGGAACATTTCCGCGCGGCTTCGATGCGCTTTTGGCCCCCTTCAGGAGGGCGCGGCTGTGAGCGGCGTTGAGGTCGATCCCGGCCGCCTTTCCGCCCGGCTGGAACTGCAGGAAGAGGTGGAAACGGCGGACGGCGCCGGCGGCTATGTCGCCGAATGGACGCTCGTCGCCGAGGTTTGGGCCGAGATCGTGCCGCTTACAGGCCAACGGCTGGAGCGCGCCGGAACCGGCGTTGCCGATGTGACGCACCAGATCATCATCCGTCACCGCCCCGGCATGCGGTCCGGCATGCGCTTTTGCAAGGGCCCTCGCAGGTTCCTCATCGACAGCGTTTTCGACCCTGACGAGAGCGGAAGGTGGCTGAAATGCATGTCCCGCGAAGAGGGCTGACGGCGCTCGAAAGGAGCGCGGCAACGCTCGCCGCCGCCCTTGCCGCAGCCTTGAAACCGAACAGGGAGAATGACGATGACCGCCGCATCGACGCTGCAGAAGGCGATCTACCAGACGCTGGCGAACCATGCCGGGCTGACCGCGCTGACCGGGCCGGGCCGTGTGCATGACGACGTGCCGGACGGCCTGAAGCCGCCATACCTCGTGTTCGCCGAATGGACGGCGACGCCGCTCGGCTCATCGACCGAGGATGGCGAGGAGCACCGCGTCACCATCGACGCCTGGTCGTCGCAGAACGGCAAGGCGCAGGCCACGAAAATGGCCTCGGCGGTCCGCGCAGCCCTTGCCGGCATGGTGGCGATCGACCCGCCCTTCGCGCTCGTCAATTGCGAATTCCTGGAGAGCGTGACGGCGCGCGAACCGGCGTCCGGCCTCTACCGGTCCCGGCTGGTCTTCCGGGCCGTCACCGAAAACGCATGACCGCAACCGAAATCCGCAAGGAGTAGAAAAGATGACCGCACAAAAGGGCAGGGACCTGCTCCTGAAGATCGATGGCG